GGGGCCTTCTTGACCGACAGGTAGTACGCCACGCCAGCAATCAAACACGGCAGAAAGCGGAAAGAGATGTCCGCAGTGTTCGTGAACGCCCCCGTATCCTGAATGCGACGGATGGCGTAGTAGCGGAAAATGTAGGACTGAGTGGCATCCGGGGCCGGGTACAAGAACAGCTTGGCCGGGGCCGTGCGCTGCACAAAGTACTGCGCCGGGCGAGACTGAGTGGTCTTGTTGGGAACGTGCAAGTACTCGGCGTAGCCGATGCGGTCAATCGTGATGTCCTGCTGCGTGGACAAACCGGAGTTGGTCCGAATCACCGCCGACAAAGCGTCAACCGTGTCATCCGGGAGCGTGTACTCCGCCTGCCCCGCAACAAGAGCCACCTGACGCTGCTCAATGGTCCACAGGTTCAAGCCCCGGTTGGCCCACTCTGCAAACATCAAGTTGATCGAGCGCAGTGCCGTCTTCATGTCATAGCCGTCGCGCACCTCAACGCCGCAGCGCTCATACGCCTCGACGATGATGTCATCGAACTCTAGATTGAAGGTGGACGTCCCGGAGGTTGCCATGATGATCAGTAGATCGTGGCCTTACGAGCACGGGCTGCGCCCACGCCGCGAACCTGCACGGTGTCGCCCTGCACAGACTTCTTGACCGGCTGATGGGTCGGGCCGCCTTGCGGGCCTGCGGTGTCCGCACCGCGTGCCGTCACAGCACCGCCCATGGCAAAGCCCTTTTTGGCAATGCCCTCACCGCGCATGGCCAGACCGCCTTTAGCATATTTCTTCATCATGTCACCACCACCTTTCCTAAATTTCATGCCCTTGCTGGACTCACTGTAGTCCTTAGCGACGGACATGGGAACACCCACTTTCTTGGCAAACGCGGGGCTGTGCGCCGCCGCATCCATCAAGCGCTTTTGCTTCTTACTCGTTGCCGGCATCGACATCCACCTTTTTGCGGCGAACAATCTCAGAGAACGGCTTGCCCGTGATCATCTCTGCAATACGCATGAGCGTCCACACAGCACCAATCAAGCCGAAGATTGGGGTCAGCAGTTGCAGGAACGAACCAATCGCTGCAAACACCGAAACGATGTCCAGCGTGTTCTTCACTACATCAGTATGTTGCGCCATCTCAGCACTTCCACGCACGCAGCGATTTGTTAATTCGGGAGTCCGGGTCCTTGGCAGTCTTCGAGCTGGTCAGCTTGCTCTTCATCCCCTCCATTCGAGCGCAAAAGGACGCCTTGCGTCCTTTGTCTTGTTTGGTCTTGGGGCTGGGAGCCGGAGGCTTGAGGTTCATGCCCTGCGCCTTCGCAGAGGCACGCCCCCGGGCGTTTAAGCCGCCCTTGGGATTCTTGCCTTCCTTACGCTGCCAAGCGGGAGAGGTTGCCATCTCAGTACATCTTGCACTGCTTGTTGCGGGCCATGCCCACACCACGCGGAGCCACAGAAGACGAAGGCTTCTGGTAGTCCTTGCGCGGGGTCTGCTTCGGACCGCCTTTGCTCATGTCCTGCTTTTGCGCACCGGGCTGCACTTCGCCCTGGTACTGGTCATCCGCCATTTTTGCTGCACGTCCCATGATGGGCTCCTTAGCCGTAGATGAACGTGACCGAGGTCACGTTCGTGAGGGTGAGATACGGATCGGCCTCGAACACTACACCGTCCGAGGGCAAAAGCGCGTACAGGTAGCCCGTCGCCGTGTTGGCCGGGGTGTCGAACTTGAGCAGCTCAGTGCCCGATGCTCCACCACTCTTGAAAGAGACAGAGCCCGGGCTGCCACCGAGCAGCGCATACACCGACTTGATGCGAGCACGAGGCAGACCGATACCGGTAGCCCCGGTAGCGGTCATCGTTTTCGCTTTTACGTCATACTGAAAGCCCATGGCGGACTCCTAATCAGGCCGTGCGGGTGAACACGTAGGCCGTTGCGCTGGAGAACATGATGGTGAAACGAGCGAGGCCGGTTGCACCAGCAGCGATGGTCAGATCACCAAAGCTACCGGGGGTATCAGCAGCAGCCGACGACAAGATGCCGTTGGTGGCAACGGCAATCGTCACGGTGCTTGCGCCAGCAGTGTTGTCCACATACAGGTCCATCACAGTGCCACGAGTGGCACCCAAAGCCGCGCCCAGCAACGTGCCGGTGGGCAGGGTGATGGTGGTGGGCGAAGCCGAAGTGGAGGTGATGTAGCCGGTGATAACCTGTGCGGCAGTGGCGACGGCCGTAGCGTTAATTGCAGCGGTGCTGGGATGGTTCTGGTCAGTGAAAACCAGATTTGTAGTGGTCAGGTCCGTCACACTGGTGCTGGCACCAAAGGTGCCATTGACAGTGACCGCGCCCGTGGTGGAGCTGATGGTGACGGATTGAAAGCCGTTCTGGGAACGAACCGGGCCCTTAAAAGTGGTGCTTGCCATGATGATTCCTCACATGCGAGTCGCGTAGTAGTCTGCATGTCGTCCGCCGGGTCGGTCTACTACGCTCGGGAGTCCCGGGCTTGGCACAATATAACCCAAAAAAAAGGGGGCCACAAGGGCCCCCTTTCACGGTTTTTGGCGATTTAGGCGCCAGGAGAACCGTAGATGCCGCGCGGGTCAGACCAGCCGAACGAATAACGCTCGCGGGCCTTGTAGCGCACGTTGCCGGTGTCGAAGTCGCCTTCGAACGCGGTGCGGATGGGCGAACGCTGGAACATCTTCAGACCGTTGGGCGCATCGGTGATCAGGAACCATGCGTTGATGTCGGTCAGGAAGTGGTTGACAGCGTAACCCTCGGGGATCAGACCCATGGACTTGATCGCGTTGATGTCGTTGTCGGCGGTGCCAGTACGCAGAGTGGACTTCATCAGTCGCTCGGCGGTGAACTGGAGTTCCTTCGGAACGATCATCTTGCGGGCGGTCAAGGCGACCTTCAGGCCACGTTCGTCCGTGAACGCTGCGATGTCGATGATGCCCTGTTCGAGAGAGGTCTCGTTCAGGTCAGCAGCGACGGCAGGGCGGTTGGAGAAGTCAGGGCCCAGAGCGGTCGGGTGAGCGGTAGAGCACAGAGCCACGCCGTCGCCGCCGGCATAGTTGCCGCCAGTGAATGCGTTGTTCAGCACAGAAGCGCCCTTGACCTGCTTGGTGTTGGCCATCGAACGAGCCAGAGCCTTGGTGTAGCGAGCCGACAGACGGTCGTAGAGGTTGTCCTCAACGGCTTCTTCGGTCAGCGCGAACGCCATGGCGATGGTCTCGTGGGTGTAGCGAGCAGTGAACGATTCCAGAGCGGTATCGTATGCCACGCCAGCACCTTCGGTCTTCACCGGGGCAGAGCCGAAGCCGGTCAGCATGACCTCTTCTTCGAACGCACGGTCAGAGCTCTCGATGGAGAAAATCTCCTCGTGCTCATTCTCGTAGCGCTTGTACTCCAGACCGAACAGAGCATTCAGTCCTGGCTCCAGTTCTTTAACGAGTTGGGAACGGGTAATTGCCATGATTAAGCTCCGTCAGCAGCAACACCAACACTACCGTACTGGTGTTGGTTGAGTTTTACAACGACCACTGCATAGCTACCCAGCTCATTGTCCGGGGACTCGTAGAGGCCGACGATTTTGAAGGTCAGTGCGGCAGTCTTGGCGATAGAGGCCGAAGACAGCGAACCGTTGGAAACACCAGAGGTGGTGCTGCCAGTGGTGGACGCGGTCGGATCAGCGTTCTTGCCAATGTTGGCCTGGGCCACTGCGCCATCAGCTTGGACCAGGAACAACTGGCTCGGGTCATCCAGCACTTCGCAGGCGATGATGCCTTGAGTGATGTTGATGCTACCGGGGTAGTAGTTTTTCCAGGTCGGCTTGTTCGCACGGGTGGGATCATCGTACTGCACGCCGTTGAACACGCCCGTGGGGGCAGCGTGGGTGGATGCGTCGTACTTAATGATGTAGCCGTCGTATACGACGACCAAATCGCCTTGGTAAATCGCCCCGGCTTGGTTGTCGGCAATCTGGTAGCCGTACTGCTTCTGAGCGCCAGTAGCAGACAGGTTACCAGAAGGACGCAGGCCAAAGGGCTTATTGACGTTTGCCATTTGTAGCTCCTAAAAGGGTGGAATTGCCAGCTTTGCGTTAGGTGGGCTGGCGGAACGTGGTGCGCGAATCCCGCTCGGGGGCTTGAATTCGCATTGTAGAGTGGGCGTTCTCACGCATCATCTCGTTGTCCACTGCATGCAACTGTTCCTGGGCCTTGCGGCGGAAGTACACGTTGCGCTCCTCAATGGTTTCCTTGGGAATCTTGGCGAGCAAGAGTCCGCCCACAGCAATAACGCCAGCATGTTTGCCGTCGTCCATCGTGGGCAGCATGCCGTGGTATTCCTCCGGCACGTCCTCCAGGCGCACGAGCTCATAACCTTCGCGCAGCTTGGAATAGACGTTTTGCTTGTCCTGGAAACCGTTGACTTCGGCGCGAATCCAACGGTACTCATAGCCCTCAGGGGCAGGCGGCGTGTCAAGACGGGAAGGCGGGGTCCACGGCTTGCGGCGTGCTTCTTTTTCACGGGTTGCACCGCTACGGGCAGCACGGTCAATTTTAAGTTCGCTCATCGTGATCACTCCTTCACATACTTGGCATATTCCTCAAGAGGAACGCCCAGCTTCTTAGCAATAGCAACCTGACTCGGCGACAGCCGGACAGTACGGCGCACACTATTCACTCCCGAACTACGGGTGGCAGGGGCAACAGCCGGTGCGGAACGCTGTTGTCTGGTAGGTTGGTTGGACGATTGCTCGCCCGCGAAGTGCTTGGGAAATTCATCCCGAAGTCTTCGGTCCAGTTCAGTATAGTAGTCGTCAGAAGACGGGTCAATTCCTTCTTCTTCAACTAATTGTTGATGAATACCCCACGCTCCGTAAGTGAGCATGCGGTTTTGACCAAACCAGGGGTTCTTCTCCGCCCACGCCTCTGCCCGGGGGTCCGGGGCAGCCTTAGGCGCCTGCTGGGGCTGGGCCTGCTGCTGGGGCGGCTGATAGGGCTGGGCAGTTTGCTGGGGCTGGGCCTGCTGGTTTTGCTGGCCCTGCTCCTGCAGCCACTGGGCCACCTGCCGCTGCTCTTGGACCATGGCGGCAAGGCGCTCCTGGGCCTCAATTTCAGTGTTCAGGTCGTTTTCTTCCCGGGCCTTGACGATGATCTGGCGCAAAGCGGCCTGCTGGGTATCCAGGCGGGCCTTGGCCTCGTTCAAGCGGCTGAAATCGGTGCTGACAAGCTTTTGCTGCAGTGCCTGGGTCTGCGTCTGCAGCCCCTTGGCGTACTCCAGGGCAGCCTGTTCGCGGCGCTCGGCCTCGCGCATGCGCGCGGTGAGCTTGGAGATGCGCTTTTGGACGTTGTCGTTGACAGCGTCTAGCTCATCTTTGTGCGCCGAGGAGGGCTCCTCTTGCCGGGCGGGGGCCGGTTCAGGAGCAGCATTTTGGGTCTCACCGGAGTCTTCCGGGGGCGAGAAAGTGACGTTGGTGGCCTTCTCGTCCTCCCCAAGGTCAAACTCTAGCTGGTCGTCGTTGGTCACAATTGCCATTTATCACCTCACATGTGCAGGATGTCTTCTGGGTTTTTGATCGTCGCTAGGATTTCATCGTCATTGAGGATGCGGATTTCTCCGCCATCAATAGCCATGCGGGCTCCCGCGTACCGACCAAAAATAATCCAATCCCCCTCTTGACACCAAGGGCCGCCGGGGAATTTTGCTTCGTCCTTGTAGGCCAACGGGCCAACAGACAGGACATAAGCACAAGTGGTAGTGAGCTGCTGGCGCTCAATGGTCTCATTGGCCAGCTCAATGCCCCCTTTAGTGCGGCGCGCGCCCGCGTAGGGCAGCACGATGACGCGCCAACCCGTTGGACGGGGCAAGCGCTCTCGCATGCTCTCGGCCTGCTCCATGTGGGCGGCCTTTGCAGCTTCATCCGCGACTTTTTGGGCAGCTTCAGCAGCAGCGGCTGCCGCTGACTCTTCCGCCCACTTCTTCTCCAGTGCAGTTGCTTCCATTTAGGTCCTTTAGAGGTCTTTGTTTTTGGCAAGAATGCCTTTGATCGCATCCTCGACAAACCGATACCCCTCTAGGCGCCCCATAAGAAAGCGGTACTGCTCCATGTCCTTGACGCCGCCGCTCATAAGCATTTGCGCGGTGTCTTCGCGCAGCCTACGAATGGCAACCTGGACATGTTCAGCGAATTCAAGCATGGATTTCTCCGATGAGGCAGACACTTTCCCTGTGCCTGAGAGGGGTGCTGCAATTGTGCAGCAAAACTACGCAATTTTCACCTTATTGAAGGCATCTTTGCGATAAACATAGTGGACACCGGGCGAAAGCTTCTCACTTTTGCCCTTACTGGGGCCTTCCCGCCGGGGGCGCGGAGGCTGCTTGGAGGTTTTGGAAGTCTTGTTGGCGGACGTTCGCGACATGCTGCGCTCCTTGTAGGTCGATATTTGCGTAATCCACGCCGGTCTTGGCTTCCAGCGTAGCCTCTTTCAGGCGCAGATTGGCCTGATCGTCGGCGATGTCCGCCTGGGCCTTCTGGGCGTCCAGGGTAAGGCGAGCCTGATCCACAGCGCCGCGCTGCTGGTCGCGCTTGGCCGACTGATCCAGCTCCTGCTTCTTCAGGGCCACCAGGGGGTCTTCCTGATTGCCAGCCATCTGCTCTTGCATCTGCTTCATGGCCTGGAAGTTCTCAGCGACCTTAATCGCCACCAGTGCTTCGCGCTGCAAGGCCGAGACCATGCGGTCCGGATCGGTGCCGTACTGCTTGAACAGCTCGACTTCCACGTCCTCTTCGGCTTTCAGGCGGATGTGCTCGAAGCAGTGCTTTTGCAGGATGATCGCCACGTTGGGCAGCGACCCCACGATGGGCGACATGCCAAACATCAGGTGCGCCATGATGTGCGCATCGTGCTGCTGACCAGCAAAGGCCTTGAGCGGCGAGCCGTCCAGCGCCTGGGCGTTCTCGCTGGCCGGGTCCTTGGGCTTGTCCACGTTCTGCGTGTTCAGAATCTGGTCGATGTCCCGCACACCAATAGCCTCATACATGCGGCGGTAGGCCTCATACATGTTGTGCATCTGCGGGGCGCTCTGAGCCAGTTGGAGCTGGGTCTGCGCCATGGTGATGCGCTGCGCCACCGAGAAGATGTTGGGGTCCGACACAGGCAGCACATCGATGCGGTCATCGAAGTCGCGGCGCTTGATCGTGCGGCTCTCGCCGGGCACCGAGTAAGGGTACTCATCGGGCAGGTACTCGCCAAAGCCCTCGGCCAGCAGCTTGAACTCGATCTTCTGGCTGTAGTGCAGGCGCTTGTGGATCGAGGACATGACCGCGCTACCTTTTTCCAGCAGCGCAATCGTGGTGCCCACAGCAGCGTTTTGATTGCTGTCGCCCACCTGCATGTCGGTGATCGAAGCCATCCGGCGGCCAGCGTCCACGCAGATGCCCAGCAGTTGCAAGAGCGTCTGGCTCGGCTCCTTGTAGGGCAGGGGCATCAAGGTGGACGCAAGGTCCGCGCCTCCCGCGTCAATGTCGCGGAACTCACCCGGCTGCAGCGGCACATCGTCGTTCATGATGCGCGCGCCCTTGGCTTTGAAGCCCGCCGGCAGGTTGACCAGCGTACCGGCGTCCAGCAGTTGCTGCAGTGCGCCAGTAGCAGTCTTGGTCAGGCCACCGACCAAGTGCAAGAAGCCAAGGCCATAGGAGCCCGGGCCCTGCACGAGCAGGTAGTGGACGTAGTACTGCTTGCAGCGGTACAGCTCGTCGCCCTCTTTCCAGTTGCGGCGCACGCCAACCACTTGGTTGGACACTTCGTCAATCGTGACGATATACGGCAGCTTGATACCGGTGGGCTCGCCGTCCTCATCCTTGTGCTCAAAGCCTGCAAGGTCCAGCTCAATGCTGAACTCCAGCATGGTGATCTCTTCGGGCTCAGTGGTGGCCTGAACGCCGGTAGTGCGATCCATCTCTTTCTGGATGGTGCTCTGGGGCGTCTCCGCAGGCGTCGAAGCCTGGGCCGTATCAAGGTACTGGCCGCGCAGGCACGCCTTGTTGTAGGCGGTGGTGGACATGTACACGCGGTGGATGATGCGATCACACTCGCTCATCACCGACGAGCCCTTG